TCAGCACCTAGTGTATCATCCATCTCTATAACATGACCTGACTCTGACTGTATAACTTTGTTGTATGGGTAGACTGGTTTAGCAGGAGATTTTATTTCCTTTTTACTAGGAAGAAGGTCTTTAGGTATATCTCTTCCTGCATGAAGACCTGTTTCATCCGTAGTATCAGCGAGTGCAGATAAATCTGACTTATCCGTGTATAGAGGATAGTAGGGTAACTGTTTTTCGGTAAGTGTAGGTTCTTCAATTGAAGACCCCTTCCCTATGTAACTAATACCTCTAGATTCATAAATTTTAGGTGCTTCTTTCAGTGAAGAAGTTAGACCATGTCCCCTTTGTGGAAAATGATCGGGGTTCGGGCCATCGGGGGTGTCATTGTAATCTGCTACTGTAAGTTGTCTAGGATCATTAAATCCTCGATCTACTTGACGAGTCAACATTTCATCCGTTGCAGTCTCCCTATAACCAGCTTGAGGTATTCCTGCAGCTGAACCCATAATAACTGGTTGTTGACATAGATCACCATCTCTGAAAAATAACAACACCGTAGACCCTTCCACAAGTCCGTGTTGTGTTCCAAATCCTGACAACCCTGCAGAGGTAGTAGGAAGAATCACTTGGGCCCATGGAAGGTCGGGTGTTGCAATTTCATCTTTCTTATCAGTATGAATACCATGCACACGAACACGAACCCTACCTATCTTAAGTGGGTCTTGTCTATCTTCAACTATTCCGTAATATGTTTTCATGTTATACTTCTTCCCCACGACTTGCATCAGCTAGTGGAGTTGCCTTTGATATATCTTTCGCATAACTTTCTTTAACACACTCCAAATCTAAAGTACCCGATCTTTGAATTGGGTTTGCATTAACACATAAATTAATAATTAGATATCTATGGTCATTAATTTTATCCTTCGGGGAACTAGAGTCATCATATAGTTCAGGTTCAGGTATATTTAAATCTATGACAGTGCCTACTGATAAATCTGTTCTTAATGGTATGGTTACTGTAATTCTATGTTGTTGAAATATTTCAAGTAATGCTCGTCTCTCTAGAAGTCCATTGGTCTTAAAGGTAGTTCCACTAAAAGGTGAATTGGTTGAGATGTCTTTACTATCATCAAAATCGTGGTTAGTAGTGTAATCATAAACAACTACAGCTGTGTTTGATTTGTTTGGGGGAAGATCAACACCTATTTCATTAACTGTAGGACTCACATTTTTATCTTGCATATTGTTAGTAGATAACATTCTTTCTTGGTTATTCTGCAACATCTTACTTGTTCTTGTCATAGGATATCCTGAGACATGCAATTTACTTCGTGCAAAGGTTTCTTCCATATCGTAGTTGATATCTTCTTCGAGTTTTCTAATTGGATCGTACACCTTTGCACTTGAAGCATATGCACCACCCATTGTTCCCTTAAGTGAATCAAACATTTGAGGGCGAGTAATTCCTTGAATCTGAGAGTTTAATCCGCCAGGTGCATTGATATGAATATTTTCTGTACTTTCTGATGACAATGGTAAGTATGAAAAAGATATTGGGAACTCTTCCCCAAACATCGTGTCAACTGATCTAAATCTAAATCCACCATTTAGTGTTTGGTAGAAAAACATCCCATTCCTGTATGATGCTGTTGGCCCGATGTTTGCATTCATACAGACATAATCAATAAACTTAGAGATGTTCCAGTTAGGTACAATAAACTGTTGGTTAGGTGGAACACTAGCTTCCCAATTATCAATCTCTTCTTTTTTAACATGACAATGATTTAACATCACTTCACCTAACATATCACTGTAAGAACCTGTGAGGACTTTACTAAGTCGTGTTCGTCTTGCAGAAAACAAGGAAGGATCACAAATTTTGAGTTGGTATGTTTGTACTGCATCTTTAATTCGTTCTACAGATGTAGCCTTGAAGATTCTAAATGTCTTATTAATGGAGTCCTTATTAATAGCAAACTCATTAGCTCCGTCATCTCCAGCACCTTCTTTTTGACGAATTGATATACGGATGAATTCCTGACCAGTAAACCTAAAGTTCTTTAATAGGTTCAAACCGTCAATTATCGAAACATCTCCTGTAACAAACTTTTTATGAATACTTTCATACAGACGAAAGTTTGCAACACTTCCACTAATGTCTAAGGTATCACCCTCTTGATTGACTATGTGGATTGCTTCAGTTTGAAATTCACCTGCTTTATAATTACTCATTTGCCATCAGTCGTTCAAATTCTGCTACAACAGTTTTGATTTTATTGGGTCTAATAATTTTAATATTCCTTTTCCTTTCATTGTCTTCTGACTCTTCGATGAAGTTAGATACTGCAGTCCACCCAGTACCACCGTTATTCCTTCGGTTACCGTCTGCATCTTTATAATGATGAGCTGAGTCTCTATGTTCAGTAACAGATTGTATTACAAATGATTTACCACTTCTACTACCTGTAACCGTCTCTCCAGCTGCAAAGGTATCTGCACCTTCTATACTGATTCTACTATATGTTGGTTCTACTTGTGTTACACTTCCAGTATTTCCTAGGTTAGATGTACATTCCTCACCAATTAAAAACTTACTTGAGGACGAAACTATATCAGTGGTGTTTAAGGCAGTTAGACTTTGGCCAGGAAATTTTGCAGTTATATATGTTTGAAAGGTTTGAAAATCCATATGCCAATCATAATAGTTTGTAAACTCATTGACTAGAAAAATAGTCCAATGTAAATCACCATTACCATAAAGTTTAGCTGCAACTACATCGGGTCGTTCTCCATCTAATATTTCATATTTTTCATAATCAATTAGACTATCTTGCGCAGACTTTTCAACCTGTACTTTACGGAAGAAATCCTTAATAGTAACAATCTTACCAGTGTTAAGAGTGTACTGTAATTGTGGGAAGTTTTTAAATAATTCGTTTGCCATGGTTATCCACCTGTTCCTGTTTGCGTGGGGGGTTTTATACCGGCCGACCTTGTAATATCCGTTTCTGTCTGAGTTTCGTTGATTAGACTAGTTCTGTCCGAACCGATATTTTTGTTCCCTAATGGAGAAATCTGTTGATATGATTCTTGAGAAAGAACTTTAATTTCTGAGAAACTTAATTTCATTGATGTAGATACTGGTTGACCATTTGCAAATGTGGAAACTTTATTACCATTAAAATGGTCAACTGAACATCCAGTACAAACCATAGGTAAGAACCCATCTATTTTTCCTGCTAACTCTCCTTCAAATTCTACATCAAATATGTTAGGGTAGTTATAGTAGTTTTCAATCTCACCATCAGTTGTAGCACCAAAAGTATCAGGTAACATTGCAGTTCTAAATGTCCATATAATTTTATTGACCATAATTGCTTCCATTTCGTTCTTTGGCCAGAACTCATAATCAAAATCAAAACTTCTAAAATCGACTCCATCTAACATTTGTTCTTTCATAGGGTTGACTGCTCTACCAGCTCTGATATTACTCACATTATCTGTTAGGGCATTACCCATGGTAACCAGCTGATCTTCCACCACCCCCAGCACAACATCCTTTCCTTTATCAAACTTCTGTCCTATAGTAGTGGCTGACTGCATTCCATCAATGGCACGCATTATATTTTTGCCCCTTTTACTAACACCCTGTGACTGGAATGATACTGTTGAATCACTGGTAATTCCATCGGGAACATATAACATAATCTCAGTAGATGAGTCAGCTAAAAGATTATTTACACCAACTCTTTTTTTTCTAGGTCTAGTAGTAAAAACAATATAGTTAGGTAATAAATCATTAACTGGATATATCAACTCTTCTTGCACTGATTTAGGACTGGCTTTTGCTAAGTCCCTTCTTTTGTTTGCAGAATCCATGGATGCCGCCAAGGAAGCTCTACGATCTTTTAGAATCTGTTGTGCATATTCTGCTTGTTCTCCAAGTTTGTCAACTTGACTTGTGTAGTTGAGACTTTCAAGTTTAGCACCGATGCCTTTCAACGAATTGATTGCAGACTTTGCCTTGTTGATCTTACCTAGAATTTTACTGATTGTTCCCATGGATTATAAATACCTGAAAGAAGTTATTAGAGTTTTTATTATTTATGTCTTATAAAGGTAGGTTTACACCAAAGAATTATAAAAAATACAAAGGAGACCCCACAAAGGTCTTCTATCGATCTCGGTGGGAGAGAAGATTCATGTTATATTGTGATAAGAACCCCAGTATTGTTGAATGGAACAGTGAAGAAGTCGTAATACCGTACATATCTCCCATAGATAACCGAACACATCGTTACTTTCCTGAGTTCTATATCAAGAAAGTAGACACTATGGGTAAATCAGTCCATGAAATCATTGAAGTAAAACCTAAAAGACAATGTAAACCCCCCAAAACACCCCAAAGAAAAACCAAGAGATACCTAAATGAGGTAGCAACTTATGCTGTTAACCAAGCAAAGTTCAAGGCTGCAGAAGAATATTGTAAAAATCGTAAATTTGTTTTCAGGATATTGACGGAAGATCACCTCACCTGAGTATAAATAGTAGTATGGCAGATTTATTCGAAAACCTAACAAAACTAAAACCCGCTGAAATCAGGGTGCATTCTCAAGAATCTTTAGAATGGTTTAGAACACAAATTAGAAATATCTATAAACCCATGATAAGGGATAGCCTATATCAAGAGGGTACTAAGACCTCTCAACTCATAGAAGGTAACATGTACATGATGTTCTATGATGCAAAAACAAAAAAGAAATTACCATACTGGGATAGATTTCCACTAGTAATTCCATTTGACATTAGTCCTATAGATAGTTTCTATGGGTTGAACTTACACTACATTGCTCCAAGACATAGAACTTTGTTGTTAGAAGAATTATATAAGATAAAGAATAAGGATGAGGGTGTGTTTGCAGAATATCATTACATACAGAAGGTAAGTAGATTAAGTTTTGCAAAACCCTGTATTAAGAAATATCTCTACAGTCATATCATAAGAAAACCAATGAAAATATCTTTAGATTATTGGGATGTAGCTGCAATGTTACCAACCTCAAATTTTAAAGGAACTAATGCAAACACGGTGTATGCCGAATCTAGGAAACAATTTTAATGTCAATTTTTACAAGAAAAGGCACCAGTATAGACGAACTAAAATATAATTTTGATTCGGGTGCAAGGCCGAACCGTTTCGATGCAAACTTCTTTCTACCAAACAGTTTTTCCAATGATGTGTTGACCGAATCAAAATTAATGGGTGTAAGATTAGAATCATGTCAATTGCCAGGCAGAGAACTTGAAGTTAAATCATTTTCTGAGTATGGTCAAGTAAGACAAATGCCAACTGGTACAATAGATGGTTCAGGTGGTTCAATGGATTTTACCTTTATATGTGACCAACACTTTGCAGATAGATTAATCATTGAAGCATGGCAACAAATAGTATTCAGTTCTGCACCATCCACTATGAAAAAAGATGTAGAGGGAAATGTTATAGGTACTACAAATGATGAAACTGGTAGTGTACTTAATCCAAGTATGTCATGGTACGATGATTACATTGGCAAAGTTGAGATCATTCAACATAGACTGGATGGGAAGAAGGCCTTAAAGGTTAATCTATATGAAGCATACCCTATTAAGTTTGAACCTCAAGAGTTGAATCGGGGAACTAGTGACGAAATAATGAAATTTACATGTACGATTGCGTTTAGGAATTGGGAGTCAGAATATGTGGCTGCACCTGAACGGTCTGCACTAAATAAAGGACGAGTAATATTAGATTCACTATTAGAGGGTGGAAAAATATTAGACCGATTTGGTAAAGGTGGAAAATTTAACAAGACTTTATCAAATCTAGATACGAGAACCACACAGATTAATAATTTATTCGGTGGTGGTGGTTAATTACAATATGGAGTAAATTATGGGATTACCAATCCAAAAGGCACCTAAGTTTAAGTGTCAATTAAGCGGGGGAAGGGAAGTTGAGTTTCGACCTTTTCTAGTGAAAGAACAAAAGTACTTGCTACTTGCAAAAGAAAGTCAAGACAACATGGAAACTCTTGGTGCAGTTAAAAGTTTAGTTACAGCTGTTACAGATGGAAAGGTTGATTCGGATAAACTACCTATCTTTGACTTGGAATATTTGTTTTTACAAATTAGAGCAAAGTCGATAGGAGAAACAACTAAGGTAGCATTGTACTGTAATAAAACAGGATGTGTAGGTTCAGGAGAAGTTGAAGTTGATTTATCAGAAGTTAAAGTTAAATTCTCTGACCAAGTTGTTGACCCAACAATTGCACTATCCGATACACTAGGTGTCACTCTTCGTTATCCATCAACCAAACAATTAGCAATGGTTGACTCGAAAGAGACAAGTGATAGAATTGTTGAGTTGTTAAAATACGGAATTGAAAGTATATATGATGAAGAAACTGTATATACAGCTGATGAAATTCAGGATGCAGAACTTGTTGAATTCATTGAGAGTTTAACAATAGATCAGATGGAGAAGTTGAATGACTTCTTCGAACAAATTCCTACCATTGAAGAGGTGGTGGAATTTGACTGTAATGTTTGTGGTACTAAAAATACCTCAACACTTAGAGGTCTATCAGATTTTTTTTAATATCTCTTTCTCATGAAAGTTTAGTAAACTATTATAAAACTAACTTTCAATTGATGCAACATCATAAGTACAGTTTAACAGAACTAGAAAGTATGATACCATGGGAAAGAGAGATATACATTTCTCTGTTGCTGAATTGGCTAGAGGAAGAAAAGGATAGACAAACACAAGCTCGTAACCAGTAGGTACGATCAAATGATAGTAATAGATTAATTATGTGTCGGTGAAGTGATTTTTTAATTTTTAATATAGAGGAATAAAAATGAGCGACGATGACGATAAGAAATCGGGTGGCAATGAAGTTGAAATAGATTTAGATAAGTACATGGCACTTATCGAAAAACTCGATGACCAAGAAGATCGAATCAAGGAGATGAAGGAAGATGCTGTTAAAGCACGAAATCAACTTGAACCACCTAAGAGAACATTTGGAATGTTGTTCTTAGATGATAACGATGTTAATGAAAAAGCAATCATAGGATTCACTTCATTTGCATTGATGGTCGTGTTTGGAATAACAGATTTAGTTACAGCATTAGCATTTGATATGGACTTGAAAGTATCTGAAACTATCTACACATCATTTGTTGTAGTTACACTAGGTGCATTCGGTATATCAGAAGCTGGAAAAGCATTCGGAAAATAAAGAGAAAAATAAATGGCCAAGGACTCAGTAGCAGATCAAAATAAAGAGATATTAAAGAACACTAAGGAATTAACCAAGGTTAGTGCCAAGCTTCCTTCTGCATTTAAAGGTGTTATTAATAACTTAAAAGATATCAATGTTGATGTGGCTAAAGCTGCAGCTGACATCGCTAACAACTCTTCTGATACATTCGCGTCTGCACTAGCTGCTCGTAAATCTCTAAAAGTTCAAGAGAAATTTAAAAACGACTCTGAGTTCATAAAAGTTAATCAAGCTGTTAAGGACTCCCTCAAAATACGAGAGACCTTGGAACAAGAAAGAACAGACAGACTTGAAACTGCACTTAAATCGACTAATAAACTTGGTGAGCTCGATAAAAAAATTGCTGATAAAATTGAAGTGAGTGCGAAGCTTCAGGGGGCAGCTCTTAATAATCAGATGAAATCTATTGAAGAGTTACAAGATAAAAGAAAAAAAACAGAAGAACAAATTCTATCTAGTGTAGATAAAAGAATTGAGATTGAAGAAAAGGAATCAGAAAAATATCAGTTAGCTGCCAAAGAAATAAACGATGAGAAACTCAAACAGATGGAAGAGGCCAACAACAGTGATGGGTTTGATAAATTCACTGCTGGTATAAAAACCATGACTGGTGGTCTCGTTGACATCGCTGCGCCCCTAGATGCAATTACAAAACAATGGTCAGCAGCTAAGGATGTGGTTGGTTTTCTTGCTACCCCAATTAAAAAGTTGGGTGGTTTCATGAATAAAAGTTTAGAAATGGATGAGGAACGATTGGAAGGTCAGCAGGATGGCATAGATCAACAAGAGGATAATACTGGAACACTAGAGAAGATATCGAAAAGACTTGGCTTCTTATTGTTGGGTATCACTACTTCATTGCTCTTGATATCTGCTGGTATTTTATTACCCATTATAGCAATTGGGGCCGCAATTGGTCTGATTTTGGCTGCGTTTGAGGCAGGCGCATTTACTGGTGCAGCTGCCGCAGTAAAGAAGGCTATTGAGGGTGCTGGTAAAGTTATTCAGTCAGGCGCTGACATGGTTGCTAAAGGTTGGAAAGGGTTACAAAATAGATTTTCTAAACTCTTCCCACCAAAACCGAAGATGGACAAAGTGCCTAAAGGTGTCAAATTAAAAGCAGATGGCACACCCGACAAACGATTTAAAGGACAAGGACAAGGTTTAAAAGCCGGTGATGATGTTGTTAAAGAAGTTGCTAAATCAGGTGGAATGTGGAGTGGTCTTAAAAAAGGTTTAGGTGCTATAGTTAAAAAGTTACCGATCATCGGTGCAGTTGTAGAAGGTGCCGTTGACGTAGATGAACAAATGTCTAAGTTTGAAGCACTTAAGAAACAAAGAGAAGCAGGAACACTCAAAATTAAAGGTGCCGATGGTGAGATGAGAGACATGTCTGATGATGAATTTGAAAAACTCGAAACTGCTCATGAAGCTAATTTAGTGGGTTCAACTGGTAAAGCTACTGGTGCGTTCGCAGGGGCCCTCGCAGGTGGAGCCGCTGGTGCTAAAGCTGGTGCATTTATTGGTTCTTTCTTCGGGCCCGGCATAGGAACTGCAATAGGTGGTTTCCTTGGTGGAGTTGGTGGTGCAATTGTAGGTGGTATTCTAGGTGGTAAAGCAGGTGATGACATGGCTACTGACTTAGGGGAAGCCGTTGTAGGGGGTGAGAACTCTCAAGCAGTTATTGACCAAGCGCTAATGGACAATTCCATTGAAGTTGAAACTAACTTAAGCAAAGGTTGGAAAGCAGTGAAAGAAACTGTTAGTGGTGGAGATGATTTAGCAAACGCTACCGAAGATGCAAGAGAAAGAAAAGAATTGAATATGAACAACATTAATACCTCATCAATTGCTGATAATTCTTCAATTGTGACTGGGGGTCAAACAGTTATTGGCCACCAAGTTACCACTGACCAAGACCATACATTGCAATACGCAAATTAAGTTAGCTAAAGTCAGGCCCTTTAAGGATATCTGCTTTAGTTACCTTTCGGTTATACTTAGTTTTATCAGGATGGGTTGAAGGTTTATGAAATTTATCCATATTCTTTTTAACTGGATTTGTCTTTCCATAGATTAACTCCCAATTATCACCGTAGGAATTACCTGATTCGGGTCTTCTCTTAGACCCCTTGCCATTGATGGGATTCATGATCTATCACCAAGGATGTCGAGAACGACCACTCTCTTTAGATTTCTTAATTGCTTCAAGTTTCTTACGTCTCTTTTGTTGCTGAAGTTTCTTATGTTTAACCTGATTAGGTTTCTCGTAATATTCCCTGTCACGGACTTCTTGAATAATCCCTGCATTGTCACATGCCTTTTTAAAACGCCGTAATAATCCATCAAACGATTCTGACTGTCTCGTCTTAGGATTGTATTTCGGTGTTACTTGTGGCATTTAAAGTCCTATTCTATCTATATTAAAAAAGTGTGTAGTCGCCCCACGCCTTACAGCATACCCGCTCCACACCGATTGACCCGCTTTAATGCTGTCAACCTTACCCTTACTGAGTACCCCCTTAATCCACGGTCTCAGTGAATGCATAGACTTATCACAAATATTCATAATTAAAACCTATGCACCCCAATCGAAGTTAGTCTTGAGCTAACTTCTTAAAGTAATCCATTGCATCTACTTCATCGGAACTAGTTCCAGCCGAAGGGGATACACTTTCAATTACTGGTTCAACTGCTACTGTCTCAGTATTCACATTAGCCCACGGAACTTCGTCCATGTCTTCTGCAACTGATTCAGCAGTAGATGTTGACCCAACAGTTCCAAGTACTCGTTGAAGCTTCTCTTTGAGTTCTTCATAAGACTTGAATTCACTTGGGGCAATTACACCTGACAATGAATGCACTTGACTAAACACTGAGTTTAGTTTTGCCTCATCATCAAACAAAGGTGCTGTTGCATCAAACTCAGATTTGTCGTAGTTCCAATAACCATCAACTTTTCTAATTTTGATTTTGAAGTTTGCACCTTCATCTCTTAAGTCAAAAGGATTGATTGCTTTCTCATCTTCAAATGCTGGTGAGATTGCTTCTTTTAACTGTTCGAAGATTTTCTTTCCGAACCTATACATGAACACTTTACCTTCGTTATCAGGATTCTTAGGATCAGAAACAACATAGACATTAGAAACATAATGCAGTCTGCGTTTTTGTTTCCTTGCAATCTCTTTGTTTGCTTCAATTCCAGTGTTCCATAAC